GCATGGACCAGACCGGCATGGGCGAAAAGCCCGTGGAAGACGCGCAAAGGAGGCACGGGACGAGCCGGGTGGAGGGGGTGCTGTTCACCGGCGCCAACAAGCTGACCCTGGCGACCCTGGGGAAAGAGGCGTTCGAGGACAGAAAGATCCGGATACCCCTGGGAGACGCGGCGCTCAAGGCCGACCTGCACAAGCTGCAAAAGGTCGCCGGCCCGACCGGGACGCCCCGCTTCGTGGCGGAGAGCGATTCAACGGGACACGCCGACCGGACCTGGGCGTGCTTTCTGGCGCTCAGCGCGGCCGGGACCGGAACCGTTCAGTACGCCTATCACCCCGTCGCCAGGGAAGAAATCGCGGGCATGCCCCGGCCGATCCGGACAACAGCCGGATTCGGCAGGCAGAAAGGACTTTGGTAATGGCTGTGACACTCTACGACGCCTACGGCCGGCCGGTCAGGACACAGGAACTGACCCGCGAAATAGCCGCGCCCACCCTGACCGGGATCCGCAGCGTCTGGAACGAGACGGTGGCGGGAGGGCTCACCCCGCAACGCCTGGCCGCCCTGCTGCGGAACGCAAACGACGGCGACGCCCACGAATACCTGACCCTGGCCGAGGAGATGGAGGAGCGCGATCCCCATTACGCCTGCGAGCTGGGCAAGCGCAAGCTGGCGGTCTCGCGCCTGCCGGTGACTGTGGAAGCCTTTTCCGACGAGAAGAAGGACGTGGAGATGGCGGACGCGGTGCGGGCCCTGGCGCGGAAGCCGGGCTTCAGGGGGCTGGTCAAGTCGTTGCTGGACGGAATCGGCAAGGGCTATTCCGTTGTGGAGATCATCTGGGACAGAAGCGGGGCGAAATGGTATCCGGCCCGCTACGAATGGCGCGACCCGCGCTTTTTCACCTTCGACCGGACCACCCGGCGCCAGGCGCGCCTGCTGGATGAGGCCGGCAGCTTCGAAGGCCTGCCGCTTCAGCCCTGCAAGTTCCTCGTCCATGCCCCGTCGCTGAAGACGGGCCTTCCCATCCGGGGCGGGCTGGCGCGGCTGGCCGCCTGGGCGTATCTCTTCAAGAACTACACCCTCAAGGACTGGATGGCATTCGCCGAGGTGTACGGCATGCCGCTGCGCATCGGCAAGTACGGCCCTTCGGCGACCGAGGCCGAGATCGACATCCTGAAAACGGCGGTGGCCGGCCTGGGGAGCGACGCGGCGGCGGTCATTCCGGAAAGCATGCTTGTCGACCTTGTCGAGGCGCAGAAGAACGGCTCCATCGATGTCTACCTGACCCTGGCGGAATATCTGGACGCGCAGGTATCCAAGGGGATATTGGGGCAGACCGCTTCCAGCTCCGGCACGCCGGGCAAACTGGGGGACGAGAAGCTCCAGTCGGAGGTGCGCGACGACATCCGCGACGACGACGCCGGGCAACTGGCGGAGACCCTGAACCGCGATCTGGTGAAACCGTTCATCGACCTCAACTTCGGGACACAGGAGAACTATCCGGAACTGCGGCTGATGGAGCCGGACACGGAAGACGTGGCGGCCCTGGTGGACGCCCTGGACAAGCTGGTCCCCCTGGGGCTCAAGGTGGAGCAGAGCGTGATCCGCGACAAGCTGGGACTGCCCGACCCGGACCCGAAGGCGGCGCCGGAAGAGCTGCTGGGGAATCGGCCCTCCCCGGCCCTCCCCATCCAGGGGCGGGCCGGGAGCGCCCAGGCGGCCAACAGGGAGGGAGAAACCAGGGAGGAGGCGGCTGTGATCCCGGCGCTGGTTGACCGCCTGGGCAAAGCAGCCGCCCCTCTGACAGATGCCTGGATCGACACCCTGAAGAAACAGATCGACAGCGCCGGGAGCATCGAGGAGCTGCCGGAGATCATCCTGGCCGCCTACCCGGAGATGAGCGTGGAGGCCCTGGCCGTGATCATCGCCGAAGAAACCATGCGCTCCTTCATGGCGGGACGCATCGAGGCGGAGCTCTCCCCCGGCAAGGGGAGCGGGGAGGGGTTGTGACCTCCGAAGAGTTCGACGCCATCTTCAAGTTGCCTTTCAATGAGGCTTCCAGGTTCTTTCAAGAGAAGCTGAACATCCCCACGAGCGCGTGGGACGACCTGTGGAAGGAGCAGCACGCCAGGGGCTTCATGGCCGCCGGGGCCATGAAGGCGGACCTGCTTGCGGACCTGCGGGGAGCGGCGCAGAAGGCCATTGACGGCAAGCTGTCCCTGAAGGAATTCCGGGAGCAGTTCGATGGGATCGTGGAAAAGCACGGCTGGGCCTACAAGGGAGGGCGCAACTGGCGCAGCCGCCTCATCTGGGACACCAACATCACCACCGCCTATCAGGCGGGCCGCTGGCGGCAGTTCGTCGAAGGCGGCGCGGAATACCTGCGCTATATGCACGCCGACGGGGTGATAAACCCCAGGCCGCAACATCTGGCCTGGAACGGCCGGACGCTGCCCATCGGGCACCCCTTCTGGAAGACCCACTTCCCGCCCAACGGCTGGGGGTGCCACTGCCGGGCGGTCCGGGCCTCCAGGGACGAAGTGACGGAAGAGCCGGAAGGCTGGGAGGAAATCAACCCCAGGACCGGCGCGCCGCTGGGGATAGACAAGGGGTGGGATTATAACGTGGGAGAGGCCATGTTCAAATGGCAGCCCGACCTTGACAAGTACGAATTCCCTGTCGCCCGCGATCTGGTCGAAAACCTTACACGAAATGACGTGTTTGCCCGGTGGCATGACTTTGCCCGCAAGAGGGTGCTGGAGGAACTGAAAAAACCGGAATATGCAAAGATGAGTTCCGATGCAAAGGCCCGCTTGGTGCGCCAGCGCCTCACCCTGGGCGAAAAGTTTCCCGTGGCAGTCCTCCCCGGGGATATCAAGATGATGATCGGCTCGCAGACACAAGGAGTGTATCTCTCTGATTACGACCTCTTGAAGCAGCATGTGAGCCGACAGGGTCAGAAGTTCGAGGCTATGGATTACTACAACGTCCAGGAGACAATCGAAAAGGCCCGGTTAATAGTGAGGGATGGCGATAAAATAACCGTTTTTGTAAACGATGGTGAAAAAGGGTGGTATGCGGCGGCCTTACAGAAGACCGCAACCGGCAAAGGAGTGTTTCTCAAGTCTTTCAGGAGAAGCAACAGGAAAGATGCTCTGACGCAAAGCAGAAAGGGAGACGTATTGCGGAACGAATTGGAGTGAACGCCCTGGGTGGGGACTCCCGGTTCCCCCACTTGCGTGCTGTTTTCCGGCGCGGGCCGAAACCACTACGGCAGGGAGAATTCACCGTGCGCAGGGCGTCTGGAAAGACTATACCGCGCCATCAACAATATGTAAACAGGGATTAACTCATGGAAACCAGCATAGTCATCCACGATGAACAGGTAAGGGCCGCCCTGGCGAGGCTTGCCGCCAATGTCGCCGACATGACCCCGGCCATGAGCGAGATCGGCCAGTATTACGAAAGGCGGGTTCTGGAGAACTTCTCGGCGGAAAGCGACCCGGAGGGGCGGGCCTGGCCCCGGCTGTCCGCCGTCACCCTGGGGCTGGGTCTGGCCAAGGGGAAGCGGCTCAAGAAGAGCGGCGCCCTGTCCAAGGCGGGACGCCGATACCTGATGAACAAGAAGATTCTGGTGGAAAGCGGGGACCTCAGGGGGGCCGTCCACCACCAGGCCGGGCGCAATCAGGTGAGCATCGGAACCGGCGGCCATGTCCGGTATGCGGGCGTCCATCAGTTCGGCAGCCTGAGGGCCGGCAGGGGCCGGAAGACGAAGATACCGGCGCGGCCGTATCTGGCCATGAATGAGGGCGGCGGGCTGCGGCTGGCGGAAAAGGACCGGCGGCGGATTGTCGAGATCGTGGAGAAGCACATCGAAAGGGCAAACAGGTAAGTCGGCCCGCCAGAAACCCCGAAACGCCATATTCGCCTTCTGAGCCGTTTTGTTTTCCGGGGACGGGCAAAGGTAGCCCCCGGAGATTCAAAGCCAGCACAGGCGAATTTAAATGATGTTTAAATGGGGTTCCGGGTGAGACCGCGGCCGCCATTCGCGGCCGTTGCCCGTCAAGGCGGCTTGGCCAGGTTTTGCCGGGCGCGGGCGCCGGGCGCGGACGCCGGATTTTTATAACACCCTTTACTATTCAAACCGCTGATATTGCGTCAGTATCCCCTGAAAACAGGGAGAAAGGAGAGCGCCAATGGACGGCGACAACGCAACCGGCGCCCGCGCGGCGCTCAATTTCGAACTGGCCCATGACGGGCCGCCGCCGGAATGGATCGGCATCCTGCCGCCGGGCGAGACCATCACCGGGCGCGACGGCCGCGCCTGGCTGAACGACCGGCCCGGCGTCATCCTCCAGACGTTCGCCGAAGACGGGAAGGACATCCCCATCGACTGGGAGCACGCCACGGAATTGAAGGCCCCCGGCGGGGAACCGGCCCCGGCGGCCGGATGGATAAAGGAGCTCAGGCTCGCCGGGGACGGCGCCGTCCAGGGCCGCGTGGACTGGACGCCCAGGGGGCTTGAGTCCGTCCGGAACAGGGAATACCGCTATCTGTCGCCGGTGTTCCGCTATGAAGTGGAATCACGCCGCATCTTCCGCGTCACGTCGTGCGGCCTCACCAATCAGCCGAATCTGCACCTTAACGCGCTCAATCACGAGCAAGACAGAAAGGAGTCCGACATGGAACTCGCAAAACTGCTGGCGGAGCTGGGCCTTCCGGCCACCGCCACCTTCCTGGACGCCCTGAACCGCATCGGCGCCATGAAGGCCGAACACGCCACGGCCCTCAACCAGGCCCAGAACCCGCCCCTGGACAGGTTTGTCCCCAGGGGAGACTACGACACGGCCCTGAACCGCGCGGCCACGGCCGAAACCGAGCTGAAGCGCATCCGGGACGAGCAGATGGAGACCGCCATCAACGCCGAGATCGGCCAGGCGCTGAAAGACGGCAAGATCACCCCGGCCACCAGGGAATACCACGCGGCCCAGTGCCGGATGGAAGGCGGCCTGGAACGTTTCCGGGAATTCGTGAAGGCGGCGCCGGTCATCGGCGGGGACTCCGGCCTGGACGGCAGGAAGGCGGACGAAGGGTCGAAGGCCCTGAACGCGGAGGAGTCGCGGATCGCCGCCATGTTCGGCAACAGCGCCGAGGACATCAGCAAGTACGGAAAGGGGGAGTAATCCATGGCCTTGACAGCGGACAGGAACACGCCCATGAGCGACGCGGAATTGATTTCCGTGCCCATGGCGACCAATACCACCATCTACGCCGGTTCGATAGTGGTGGCCAACGGCAGCGGCTACGCGGCGCCGGGCTCCACCGCCACGACGCTTACCGCGCTGGGGAGGGCCGAGGAGCGCAAGACCAACAGCGGCGCCAACGGGGCCGCCTTGATCCTGGTGCGCAGGAAGAAGGCGTTCAAGTTCAAGAACTCGGCGGGTGATCCGGTGGGCCAGGCCAATCTGGGCAAGACCTGCTACATCGTGGACGATGAGACGGTATCGGCCACCAACGCCGGGGGCAACACCCAGTCCGCCGCGGGCAAGGTCCTGGGCGTGGACAGCGACGGCGTCTGGGTGGAAATGTAACCACAAACAAGGGAGGAGTGACCCATGATAGTAAACGCCACAAACCTTCAGAACATCTTCATCAATCTGAAGACCACCTTCAACAAGGCCTTCGACGCCGCCCCGACGGTCTGGGAAAAGATCGCCATGCTGGTGCCCAGCGGCGGCAGCGAGAACCAGTACGCCTGGCTGTCCTATTTCCCCCGCATGAAGAAATGGATGGGAGACAAGGCGGTCAAGGCCCTGGAGGCCTTCAAGTACACCATTGTCAATGACGACTTCGAGGCCACCGTCGAGGTGGACAGAAACCACATCGAGGATGACAACCTGGGTATCTATGCGCCCCAGGCCCAGATGGCGGGGTTCTCCGCCAGGCAGCTCCCCGACGAAATCATCCTGGACCTGGTGAACAACGGTTTCGCTAACCTCTGCTACGACGGGCAGTATTTCTTCGACACCGATCACCTGGTGGCCGGGGCGAGCGTGTCCAACAAGGGGACGGCGGTCCTGTCATGCGCCACCCTGGCGGCGGCTCAGGCGTCTCTGGGCGCGGCCAGGACCGCGATGAAGAAGTTCAAGAACGACGAAGGCCAGCCCCTGAACATCACGCCCAACATCCTTTTCGTGCCCCCGGCGCTGGAGGATACCGCCCTGGTGTTGAAGAACAACGAGCGGCTGGAGGACGGCAAGCAGAATCCGTACAAGGGGACCTTCGAGGTGGTGGCCGACGCGCGCCTGACCAGCGACACGGCCTGGTTCCTTCTGGATACCACCAAGCCGGTCAAGCCGTTCATCTACCAGCAGCGCAAGGCGCCGGTGTTTGTGCAGCAGACCGATCCGCAGTCCGACAACGTCTTCATGCGCAAGAAGTTCCGGTTCGGCGCCGAGGCGAGGGCCGCGGGCGGCTATGGCTTCTGGCAGCTGGCCTACGGCAGCACCGGCCTCGGATAACCGGACCGGCCCGCCGGGCTTGCGAGCCCCGGCGGGCCTCATGCCACGCTATGACAGCGGGAGGTTTCAATGATTCGCATCACATCGAAAAAGGACGGTTTCCGCCGCTGCGGGGTCAGCCACCCGGCGGTGGAAACCGCCTACCCGGACGGCCGGTTCACCCCGGCCGAGCTGGCCATTCTCAAGGCCGAGCCGCTGCTCCTGGTGGAGGAGACAGCGGAAGAGCCGGTCAAGGGCAAGGGCAGGAAAACAGACACGGATAACGGATAACGGACATGGCCTACTGCACGCAGGCGGACATTGAGAAGCAGCTGCCGGAGGCGGTGATTACCGCCCTGGCCGACGACACCCTGACCGGGAGCGCGGACGCGGATGTGGTGGCCGAGGCCATCGCGGCCGCGGCCGCGGAGATAGACGCCTGGGCCGGGGGGCGCTACCAGGTCCCCTTCAGCCCGGTTCCGGACGTAATCAGGAAGGTTTCCGTGGATATCGCCATCTACAACCTCTTTTCCCGGAGGGACAGCGACCCGCCGGAGGTGAGGAAGGACCGTTACAAGGCGGCGGTGAAGCTCCTGGAGAGCATCGCCAGGGGAATAGTCACCATCGGCGCGGCCGAGGCGGAAGCGCCCCCGGCCGTCTCTCACGCGCCGCTGGCCACCGGCGCGGGCCGGATCTTCAGCCGGGAGAAAATGGAGGGGTTCTGATGTACGCCCACGAGATCGTCAACCACATCGCGGACCGCTTGAAGGCGCATATCACCGGCCTGGAAATCGCCCCCTTTCCGGGCCGGCCGGGGGATTACCGCCTGCGCCATCCGCGCGGGGCGCTCCTGGTCCACTACGCCGGGAGCGAGGCGGGAAAGGCCCGCCTCCCGCGCTTCGCGGTGCGGGTTGTGGCGCGCTTCGAGAGAGACGCGCTCCGCTACCTGGAGGCGGCGCGGCTGATCCTCAACGGCTGGCAGGCGCCGGGCTGTTCCCGGCTGGTCTTCCTCGGCGACGAAGTCGTGGCGGAGAAGCAGGGAATATGGGCGCATGATATTGCGTTCACCGTGCCGCTGCCGTTCGCCCTGGCTGAGGGCGGGGCGATGACGGCCAGGCTGGAGGCATTGACCGCCGGGCTGTGGGCGCTTGATTTCACCACCCGGCGGCCCCGGATAGTGGACGAAAACGGCGACGAGCTGACCGATGAACTGGGGGACCATCTCACATGGCAATGAACAGGACAGCGATCATGCGGGGGCTGCTGGCCGCGGCCGCTGCCGCGGCGATAGCGATACCTCCCATCGCGGGCGTAACGGCCGACAAGCCGTACTACCAGTATCCGGAGGCCGCGCGGTTGAGAGACTCGGCCCGGATGCTGATATTCGACAACCTTTCGGGCAGCCGCAACATAACCGGCGCCATGCTCAGAAGGGAGTTGAGCGTCCCAGGTCCGCAGGGTCTCCAGGGCATCCAGGGCGAAACCGGCCCGCAAGGCCTGACCGGTCCGGCAGGTCCCCAGGGCCCGAAGGGCGACACCGGCGACACCGGACCGCAGGGTCTCCAGGGTGTTCAGGGCGAAACCGGCCCGCAAGGCCTGACCGGTCCGGCAGGTCCCCAGGGCCCGAAGGGCGACACCGGCGACACCGGACCGCAGGGTCTCCAGGGTGTTCAGGGCG